AGCAAGCTGGTGGAGGCTACCGTGACTAACTCTCCAGTTCAGCAATTCGATTTCGAACTACTTTATGATCAGTACCAAATTTTTTTGCAATCCAACGTAAGCTATAGCCCGCTTTATGCAAAGCAAGAAACTCGGGTGCCTCAGCAACAAATAACCGTCGGCGAGCGCTTGCAAGTCTTTGAGGCGACCATTCGTGACGTTTACTTCCGTATGCAGCGTTTTCTTTTGCCGAAACCCATCGTAGATTTTCAAAATGATTGTTTTTTCGGTTTCCGTCTATATGATCAACCTGGGATAACAAATTCGGGTTCGGTAAAAAAGCAGCAGCCACTAGGCGATGTATGTAATGATAGCGCCCTCTTCCGAGGGCGATGCGCAGATAACCTGTTGTGTGGGTTGACGCTCGTAGTTGCCGAGACACTTCTATTCGCATACGATACGAAAGATTTCGCTGTGGAATATCTGACCAGTTTGCTCGTACGTTTCCACAGTTACTTACAGAATAGCGACCTGCGGTTTCTGGTATTTCAGCCCAAACTTCATTCATTTGATCCTCCTATTGGGGCAATATAGCATGGCCCTACGAAAAGAACAACAGAGTCTAAAAGATTGGACATCTCAACGTTGGACAACAAAAAGCGGCAAGCCTTCAAGCAAGACGGGTGAGCGCTATCTTCCTGAAGCGGCGATCAAGGCTTTGACTCCGGCTGAATATGCAGCAACGACCCGAGCAAAGCGCGCAGGTAAAAAGGCAGGAAAGCAGTTTGTGAAGCAACCCAAAGCCATCGCGGCCAAAACCGCGCAATTTAGATAAAGGAGCATTGATCATGATGAAGGGTTATCAAAAAGGTGGCATGGCTGATGACATGGGCCGTGCGCTCAAGCGCAAGACTAAAGACGCCATGGGCCGTGCTATGCCCAAGATGCCTCCCATGCCCATGGGCATGAAGAAAGGCGGAAAAGCCATGAAAATGGCCAAAAAGGGGAAATAATCATGGCTGGACGTGGCATGGGCGCGGCAACGCGTGGCGGCGGTGCGGTTACTTCAGGACCGCGCAACAAAATGCTGAGTGAAACCAGCAAGACTACAGGCCCTGTATTGATGAAAAGCGGTGGGCTGGTCAACCAGCACAAGCGCATGGCCATGAAGGGTGTTAAGAAAATGAAAATGGGCGGCTCTAGCTGCGCGTAAATGGCAACTTCAGGAACGACCGACTTTAACCTCTCGATTGATGACTTAATCGAAGAGGCTTTTGAGCGCTGCGGCATGCGTCCCACGGCGGGATATCAATTGTCGTCTGCGCGACGGTCGTTAAACCTGCTCTTTTTAGACTGGGCCAATCGTGGTCTGAACCTCTGGACCATTGAGCAAGCGTCTTATACCTTGTCTCCTGGGGGATACGAGATCACGCTTGGATCAGATACGGTCAACGTGCTCTCGGCGGTCATCCGTTTGCCAGGAGTAAGTCCGCAGCAAGACATCACGCTTGATCGGATCAGTCGCGAGGAGTACTTAGACCTACCCGATAAAACTGTGCAAGCCCAGCCTGCACAGTTATACGTACAACGTGCTAACACGTTCAAGGTCTTTTTGTACCCATCACCCAATCTTGCTTACACGCTGGTTTACTACCGCATTCGCCGGATCCAGGATGCGGGCACCTATACCAATACGGCAGATGTCAACTTCCGTTTTTTGCCTTGCCTCGCTTCCGGGCTTGCTTATCAGATTTCGTTGAAATACGCGCCTGAGCGGACGGTCATGCTGAAGCAGATCTACGAAGAAGACTTTGCACGCGCAGCGGCAGAAGATCGTGACACAGCAAGCGCACTCTTTATCCCCGACTTCGGGCAGTAGGCTATGTCCTTTGCAACAGGCAAATTCTCCTTCGGCCTGTGTGATTACTGCGGCCAGCGGTACTCCTACAATACCTTGCGCAAGAACTGGCGCGGGTTCATGGTCTGTCCTGACGACTATGAGCCCAAAGAGCCGCAACTCTACCCGCTTAAGTATCGAGGCGATGCGATTGCGCTTAAAGATCCTCGCGTTGATCGCGTTGAGCCGGTTACAATCTATCTTGGAACTCCAGGTTTTAGCGCGCCGTTCCAAAGCATTGGTTCTGGGTTCAGTACGACTAATCGCACAGACATGCAGCCGTACCCACCCCAGGCTTTTGTTGCCGGATACGGGTTTGTTGGCAACGTCACCGTGGTGATTTCATGACTTACGACGAACTCGTCACCAACATTAGAAACTACACCGAGGTGGACAGTAATGTCTTCAGCAACTCGGTAATTAACACATTTATTACAATGGCGGAGAATCGCATTCTCCGTGATATCGACCTGGATTACTTCAAGAAAGAACAGTCAGGCGTTCTTACCGCAGGCAATAAGTTTCTTACAACGCCTTCAGACCTCCTCACTCACCGGTACTTGTTGCTTACAAGTGGCGATGACCAGATCTTTTTGGATTTTCGTGACACGTCGTTCATGAAAGAATATTGGCCTGGAGTCACGGAAACTGCTGGAAGTTTTAATATTGGTACCGTCTACACCATTATTTCTGTAGGCACAACTGATTTCACCGCAATTGGAGCAGCAGCCAACTCACCGGGTACTACGTTTACTGCTACTGGCGTGGGTTCTGGCACTGGAACGGCGACCCCCTCTGGTGTACCAAAATATTACTCGGTTTGGAGCCAATCTACTTTTTACATTGCTCCTACACCAAGCAGTGGGTATACGGTTGAACTAGGCTACATCTACCGCCCTGCGCAGCTTGCAAGCACGAATCCTGAGACATGGATCAGCATTAATGCACCGGAAGCATTGCTCTATGCCTGTTTGATTCAGGCCTACAGTTATACCAAAGGACCGCCTGAAATGCTGAACTATTTCAACCAGAGCTATCAACAAGCTATACAAGGCTTGGGCCTGGAACAGCAGGGACGTCGTCGTCGTGATGAATACAGAGACGGCATGATCCGGTTGCCCATCAAGTCAGTGAGCCCAGGACCTTAGTATGGCGCTTTCAATCACTACGGCAATGCCAACAAGCTTCAAAGTGGAGCTTTTGAAGGGTATTCATAACTTTTCGAACCCGGGCGGAGATGTTTTTAAGATTGCTTTGTTCAAAAGCCTTGGAACTGGATCCGGGACCTATGGCGCATCAACCACCAATTACTCCCAAATGGGATCGAATGAACTCAGCACGGGAGGCGGCTACACCGCAGGTGGCGAGACGCTAGCTTCAGTGACGCCTGTTGCGGATGGGACTGCCTCCGTGGTGACTTTTGCGAACGTTAGTTGGAGTGCAGCATCGTTTACTTCATCTGGGGCCTTAATTTACAATGCCTCAGCCTCTAACGCGGCGTGTGCTGTTATAAGTTTTGGCGGAGATCAGGTGACTTTGAATCAAACTTTTCAGATTCAATTTCCTTCCGCTTCTGCATCTACTGCAATCATTCGGATTTTGTAAGGAATACACCATGAAGCTTACAGCTAAAGCAACAGACACAGCCGCTTGCGGTCTGATTACTAACCCCGGATCGTCGGAAGGGTTGAAGGCCACAGGCCGGTTTTTGATTGAGTGCTACGACAAAGACGGTAATCTCAAGTGGACAGATGAGTCCAAGAACCTTGTGGTCAATGTCGGGCTTCAATACATGGCTGGCAGCGCACTGACAAGTACGGCGCAGATTACGACTTGGTATCTTGGGTTATATGGCGCAGCGTCAAGTAACAACCCCGCTGCCGGAGATACGATGTCTTCTCATGCAGGGTGGACCGAAGTAACTGATTACAGTGAAGCAAATCGTCCGACGGCAACTTTTGCCTCTGCAACCAATGCTAATCCGTCGGTTGTGACTAATTCTGCAAGTAAAGCCCAGTTCACCATGAACGCCACAACAACCGTCGGCGGTGCGTTTTTAACAAGTAACAACACCAAAGGCGGTACAACAGGGACACTGTTTTCAGCCAAGGACTTTGATTCCCCCGGTGATCGTTCAGTAGTCTCAGGTGACGTGGTGCTTGTGACTTATACCTTTAGCTTGTCTGCGTAATGGCTTTTGTTCTTGCAGATCGGGTTCAAGAAACCACGACAACCACTGGAACGGGGACGGTAACCCTTGCTGGTGCTGTAACGGGGTTTCAATCCTTTGCTGCGGTAGGTGATGGCAACTCGACGCTCTATAGTATTGCCGATCAATCAGGAACGTATTGGGAAGTTGGGGTAGGCACTTATACTGCTTCAGGCACTACGCTATCTAGAGATTCGGTACTTTCGTCAAGTAATAACGCAAACCTTGTTGATTTTCCGGCAGGGACAAAGAATGTTTTTGTAACGTTCCCGGCGTCAAATACGCTGTTTTCACTAAACAATCAAACCATCACAAGCAGTTACAAGATTCCGGTAGGTAATAACGCTAGCGCCGTGGGGCCAATTACGATTAACACAGGCAAGGCAGTCACGGTGTCTACAGATCAAGCGTGGCTTATTTTTGGGTGAAATCACATGAGTAATCTCAAGGTCCAAGGTAATGCAAGCGGCACTGGGACAACCACGCTGCAATCGGCTAATACGTCATCAAGCACAACATTTACACTTCCAGGTGTTGACGGTACGAATGGTCAGTTTCTAAGCACTGACGGGTCTGGGAATCTTACATTTAGTTCTCCGGCTGGTGCTGGTACAGTGACGACTGTTTCGGTTGTTTCTGCTAACGGGCTAGCCGGATCAGTTGCAAACGCATCATCAACCCCAGCGATTACGCTTTCAACATCGGTTACCGGCGTACTCAAGGGTAACGGCACAGCGATCTCTGCTGCAACAGCAGGAACGGATTATGTGGCTCCAGGTGGTGCTTTAGGTACACCATCTTCTGGAACGCTCTCTAGTTGTACGGTAGATGGTACCAATCCTGTTGGATTTAGGAATGTCCCTGTATCCAGCAACTCAACTAATACGCTTGTAGTT